GCTGCGCTTCCTGATACAGCAACCTTTGCTTTGAATCCAGAATATAAGCCAGGATAATAAGTACTGCTTGCAAAAGATACTGAACTTCCAGATGCATTGAGAAGATTGTAATCGCTTTCGTCGGTAATGATAAGACTTGTATATGTGCCGCTATTATCTGAACTTGAAAGTGTTACAGAACCATTTGCACTATTATTAACAACAGCACTTAAATCACCAGCGGTAGCATTGTATGCAAAACTTGATATTGTAGAGCTATCAATTGTACCAGATGTTGCTATTGTACGATTAACACTAGAGCCTGCAGTATATGTTGCGCCATCTGTAAGATCAGTGAAGCCACTAGCAAGTTTTGGACTTGTACCAGTGCTACTATTAAATGTAATTGTCTTAGAACTCAAACCACTTGGAGCAGAAGGAGCATCATCATATACCTTGAGTGAAATAGATCCTGTTGCTGGAATATCTGAAGGTAATGCAGTGCTATGAGCGTTCAATGTAAGAATAACGGTATCGCTACCTGTTCCTGTGCTTGACCCAGCACCCCACGTATGACTCAATCTTCCACCAGCAGTACCACCAGCCGAACTATCATTATTGATAACATCAGGTGTTGTTCCGTCTGCCCAATCTATACTGTACTGAATTGTAGCACTGCCAATATTTGTAGTGTTATTATCCATATACATCGTATTACCTTCGATGACATATAGATTGCTTCCTGAAAGAGCTGAACCGCTTGATGAAACATTATACATGTCAAAGTCAACAGCAGGTGTCGCAGTATAAATTGTAATGTAATTAGTTCGAGAAGATACAGCAGAACTACCTTCACCAGCACCGCCTGTATTACGAGCAGTGACAGCAACAGTAAATGGTGAGCCTGAATTTGTCGAATATGTATGACTTGGTGTTGAATCAGACGTTACTGTGTTTGCAGAGCCATCACCCCAACTAATATCAAATTCATTTGCTGTGCCATCAACCGATGTTGTGAGAGTAACATTTGTACCAGCACCACCAGATGTACTATCTGCCGTAAAAGTTACTGTTTTGATGAACGTATTGTTTCGAACATTCTCAATAACAGTATTTAAAATATCTATAGCATCAGTGACTTTCGTCGCTGTTGTGAAACTTGGATATGCAGCGTTTGTTACGAGACTACCATCAGTAGGTGTTGATAGAGCCAACTCCATACCAGTGTTTGCACCTGCCGCACTGAGTTCGCTATACTTAGCAAGACGATGCCCGCCCGCAGTGGTTCCGTCATGAACATGCACGGTATCTACTGTTGTATTAACAGTAACTTCACCTTCAGCACCAGTAAAACTGTTATGCTGGGTGGTGGTTCCTCTTCTGAGTCTTATTTCTTGTGCCATCTACAGCGTTCCATAATCGACTGATTGCTCGGAAGCATTTTGAATCGAACCATAATCGTCCGATAAAAATCCATAATCTTTTTGCGGAATTGCAGTTATAACGATATCTCCGTCCACTTGTTCTATTTCAATATTTCTTCCAGCTTTGATTCTCTTTAATGTTACATTGTTATTTATATTAGTTGCAATGAGCGAAGCACCATTACTACTATCTGCATTGCCAATACTTGTAGTATTTCCACTTAAAACAACTGAAGCTATGTATGCATTTGTATTTGCTAATACTCTTTGAAACTCTGTATTTGCAACGTATGTAGAGGTTAAATACGCATTTGATACATCTCCTGCGCCACCACCGCCACCTGCATTAACCGTTACTTTTAAATCGGAAGCATCGGGTCGCAAAAATGTAATAGTATTATTGCTAGAGTTAAACGTAGCACTACTAATACCAACTGATTTTGCATATGCATTTGTTGCAAGTGAAGGTAATGTAGCTTCAACAGAAGCAATTCTAGCATTTGTATTGGATAAATGTAATTGTTCACTTGCTTCGTTATTATCTACATCAGCTTGTACAGAAGCAATATACGCATTAGTATTGGATAATAAAGATTGAACGTATGTGTTAGATGCTTTGCTATTAATTGTTGTTGTTATTGTATTAGCAAAATTAGCATCACCGCCAAGAGCAGTAGATATTTCAACTAATGTATTGAGAGCAGTTGGAGCAGCATTTACAACTTTGGCGACTTCACCAAGAACAAACGCACGAGCATTTGTATTTGTAATAAATGTCTTATGTACATACGTATTAGAAACAAGTTGTTGTGCTGTGTTTCCTGTACCAACCGTAAGAGTTAAATTTGTAGGATCCGCACTAACCGCAACACCACCAATAAACATGGTATTACCGCTAAGATATAACTCTTTCCAGTTTTTATCTGCAGTACCTAATGAATAGGTATTACTTGTTTCTGGTATAATGCTATGAGTGGTAATTGTAGTTGTGAAGTTATTAGCAGCATCGCCAACCCATTTTTTGGTATTGGCGTCATATTTTAGAAAATATCCATCTTGTTTAACAGAGTTACGATTTACATCATCAAGAAACTCTAAACGAACTTCGCCGCCACCACTACTTCCACCACCACGAGCCATTGCCATTCGGGTGATTTGTGATGATATCTGTCTTGTGAAAGCATTATAAAGTTCTGTAAAATGTTTTTCAAGGTCTCTTGAGTCGAAATCTTGACCATCAACACCAGCTAAACCTTGTTCACCTTGCGCACCTGTCTCACCTTGATCGCCCTGAAGACCCTGAGGACCAACTCTTCCTGGCTCGCCTTGTATACCCTGTTCGCCTCGAGCACCTTGATCTCCACGAACACCTTGTTCGCCCTGCTCTCCAAGTAAACCTCGTTTACCTTCTAAGCCAACATCACCCTTATCACCACGGAATACTTGAATAGGAATAGGTTCTTCTATTCCCTCAACTTGTAAAAGTTTTACACCAGACTGACTATCGATATCCTCTTGTAGAGCAGTGTATAGCTGTTCGTATAGCGAATCTTTACTTTTGCTATTTTCTTTTTGGATTACTGCTAAGAGTGTAGCGAGTAGTTTGGCGTTTTCGACAGTTGCCTTCATGGCACCTTATTCCTTGTCGTCGTCTACCATTGAACTCATAAATGCCGTCATGCTTTCAACGAGTTTTTTCTCTTCTGCGGAAATTTCCTCAGGAGGCTCATACGATTCAGTTTGAGCTATTGGTCTTGGCGCTTCTTTTTCTTCTGCGTCTGGATCTTCTTCATCAGGAGCATCACTTTCTTCTTTATCAATCTGCTTCTGTTCGTCCTTGATATCTTGCTCTGTCATACGAAGAACATTTTTACGAACCCAATCGCCAGAAAAATACCTACCAACATAGCTATCAATTTCACCAAGGATTTGTAGTCTACCTTGCATAATCTCAGTGTCTTTAAGTTCAGTAAAGTGGTTGTCCTCTTGAAAATCAAAATGAATATCTTGTTTCATTTCTTTCCACTCAGCACGAGTAATAACACCCTTTAATGCTAGTTGGATTTCAAGTAACTCATCAAATAAGATTGAAAAGCGTGAACGTAATCGCATTACAAACTTATTAAATTTGACTTCATCTCTGGTAATTTCAGACGAGCGCCCAAGATTAAATTGATTTTCAGCTTCCATACGAGTGATAGGAACGCCTAATGATTTGTATAACTTACGACGGAAATAATCAACATCATCCATTTCGCCAAGACTTTGACCGCCTGGAAGTGTTGTAATCTCAGTACCACGACCACCTTCACGACGAGGGAGCCAGAAGTCTTCGAGCATCGTCATAAATTTACGATCATCTCTTACTTCACCTGTAGATGCATCATAGATCAGTTTGTTTTTATGCTTGACCATCATGTCGCGCATATACTGTTCTGCTTTCATCTTAGGAAGGTTACCAACGTCGATATAAAATACTCTACGCTCAGGCGCACGCGCAATACGATAGATAACAACAGCATCTTCTAGCATACGCAACTGATTGAGTGGTTTCATTGCTTTATGAAGGTATGAATATACCATACTATTACGTTCATCAAGTAACCCAGAATGACAGTAAGCAATAGAATCTTTTGCTATCTTAACACCTTGAGTTTGGTTTGTACTTGTCATACCACCTTGATTGTACATATAGTACTCATTTGTACCCTTATAAATTGTAACACCAGTTCTTTTATCTTTTTCTTTAATAGGTTCGCGAATTTTACGAATTTTACGAGGATCAATATAACGAAGGTCTTTAATGCCTTGACGTGGGTTCTTCTCATCAATAACAATATGATAATACAAGCGTCCATCAACATACCATTTACGGAAAGTATCATAAGCAGTATTATTGAAATCAAGCATTTTTAATACTGCTTCAAATTCTTCTGTTATTTTCTTTTTAATAGATTGAGGATAATCAAGTTTATCAAGAACAATGTTAACTGGACCAGCGTCTTCAGAAATAACAATTGCTTCGTTGACAACATCTTGAACTGCAGAATCGCACTCAGGTTGTTGAACCATTTGACGATACTTGGTTACAAGCTCGCCTTCATTTTTTGCTTTGCCCTCAAGATCAACATACGTCCCATATGCACCACCTGGAGCAATTTCAACCGCACCGTCTTCTTGGGTAGGTGATACGATTGATGGGAGGGTTTCTTGTTGATCGTCTTGTTTTTTTCGGGCAATGGTGAATCCAAAAAGTTCCGCCATATTATTTAATCCCCATACTGTACTATAAGTTATCTCTTATTATTTATAATAAGTGAAAAAACAAAAAAGGGAACCGAAGCTCCCTTTTCTATATAAAATTGTAATATATCTTATGTAGTAATAGCGATACCAAATTCACTTGCGTTATCGACTGTGAAATAATCATATTCAAATGTTACTGTAAATTCTTCCAAAGTTTCTGTTTCCCAATTAAGGTCAATCGCTGCAATTACTGATGGGAACAAGTTGACAAACTTATATTCACGAAGAATATTACCTTGTTTGCCATAATGAATCACAGAACCCTGTGACTTATATGCTTCTGGTCCAGCACCAGCAAGACGGACGTTGCCTTGAACACTGTTAATATTTTGGTGCCATTCTTCGAGAGTACTACGTACAGCAAAGTCTTCATCGTTGATGATTGTTGCGGTCCATGGTTCAAAAGTACGGTTGCCAGCAAACTTTACTGGACGACCAAAGTATTGTACAGGAACAACCCCAACAGTCGATGCGGGAATCTGTGCTGCTTTACACATAAACCGAATTTTATCATCAGCAGATGCGTTAAATGGGTTGGATATATTGACTTCAAACAGAGATGGGCGAGCGCCACCATACTGCATCTGTCCTTGAAATTCTGTTACACTGAAAGCCATATTGTTTCTCCTAGGTTCTTTCTTCTATTTATATTAGAACTGGCCAACAACTTCTTCAAAATCAACTCCAGTGCGAACTGCAACGAAATTAAGTTGAATAAAGTTAATCGAACGAGCTGGCTTAATGTAAATATCACCAATAAATTCATTACGGTCAATAACTTCGCCAGTATTGTTTGTATCATCACAAACTACACGGAAATCAAATATACCACGACGACCTTGAACATCCCGAAGGAATGGCTCAACGAGGTTACGGAACTGTGACCGAGTGAAAGCATCATTGAACTCGAATAGTGTAAACTTGGAAGCAGTAGAAATTGCTTTCTCAAGAACAATAAACAAACGACGAACATTGATACGATCAAATGCACTTGGTTTGGCAAGCAAAGTTTTATCGCCAAATAGTACAGTACCCTGACCTGGGAATGTAACTACTGGGTTAATACCAGCTTTATAAAGGATATCACGCTCTGCTTTTTTAGGATTAACAGAAAGTTTGATAACATTCTTTACATTACCACGGTTAAAGCCAGCAGGTGAGAACCATGGGTCGCGAGTTGTATCTGTACGAACCATAAGACCAGCAGTATCGCCGTTCATTGGTACATAACGATATACATCATTATATTTGTCATACTGGTATTTCCAGCAAGAATCCATCACAGCATATGAGCTTGAAGGAAGTGTATTGCGGAAAGCGATAGTATCTTCTGCTTCTTTACCAGCATAAACGCTATTGTTCACAACGTCAGCAGCTTCTGGCGATAAGCAAACAATACAGTCTTTACGAGTTTCGCAGATATTATTAATAATATGTACTGCAAGCGTCTGATTCGAATCGCCACCAAGAATTAAGGATACATCAACATCTTCAGCAGAACTAAAGTAATCATACCCGTTGATTAACTGAGCACTTGTTGGAGCAGCACCATCTGAACCACCAGACATTGAAGCTGATGTAGGTAAGTTATTTGAGTTCGTATATGTCTGAGAAGCAAGTCCACCTGCGCCAGTCATATTATCAACATGAGAAGCCCACCAAAGCCACTGTGAACGCTGGTTGATGACTTCTTTATAATAGATAGAAGTTCCATCGTCTGACATAGCGTTGCGAGCACGAGATAGGTTTGAGAAACGCTCAACTACCTGACCACGAACACCAGTGATTTCGCCATCTTCATCGCTAATTGCAATGTGAAGCTCATCACCAGAACCACCTGCGCGAGTAGCGAAAGTAGATGTTCCAGGAGCAGCATCAAACATATTGTAGTATTCCCAACGTCTTTTGATAGCGGCAGATTGTACTTTTGTAACACCTGTCGTACCAAGCTCTTCAGCAGTTGGAGCTTTTGCTAGGGTAATAACACTAGTGTTAGCAGCTGTTACTTTAATTCCATCACCAAGATTAATTCCTGCTGATTGGAAGAATAAAATATCACCAACACTAACAATTGTTGTGAGGTCAATATTAGGACCACTAGTTAAATCTACAGAGGTGTTTGCGCCCTTAGTAAGAACTGTGGTCGAAGCTGGTGTAAATACAAGGTTAGCAGAACTAACAGTTGATTCCCATGCTATGGAGTCTTGGCAAACAGAAATTTCGAGTGAGTTAGCAATTGCTCCTGGATATTTTCCGACCCAGTCGCCTGCTCCAGCAACACCTGAAGAATAATTGTTTTCGTAATCGTCATCATTTTTAACAAGAATGCTTGTGTTTCCAGATGCTGTTGCGTTATTAGCACCATTTAAAACACGAGAAATATATAGCGAGTTGCCATATGCTAAAAAGTTTGCGGCAGTAAACCATTCTTGAAAGTTATTATTGTCTGGTTTCTGAAATTGTGCGGCTAATGTATCTTCTGAATCAATTAATACTCGTTTGTCAGCTGGGCCCCAGTTAAAACGACCAGCGATTGCTCCATCGGTGGTTGATACTGCAGGTATAACTGTAGTGAGATCAATTTCAGTAACATTAACTCCTGGTGATACTTGAAAAGGCATTGTCTATTCTCCTACTTTATAGAATTGTTCTATCTATTTATTTTTTTCATTATTATTTATAAAATGATAGAATTAGTCAAGATATCACCATCTGTTTGATGACTCAAATCCATTCCAAAATTCTGGATTCCCTTTATTTATTATTTCTTCAATATCACTTCCATCATCTATAAATCCAAATGGAAGTACATCGTCACTAATCATTCTATCTCTATCTTCCATAAGTTTCTTTCTAAAGTCTGTATCAGTTAAATCTTTAAAGAACTCTTGATTTGTAGCCCATGCAAATAACACAATACACATTATTAGATCATCATGTGCGCCTATTTCAGCTTCGTATGATGTTCCTTTCTGAATAAATGTTGATAGTTCATTAATAAGATTAAAATCATGTAATTTGATCTTATCTTTCTCAATCATTGTTTTAGCATTAGAACAACCAATACGTTTAACTTGCTTTGTTGTTCTTACACCACGTTGTACAGAGGATGAA